TAGATGCTAAACTACCTAGACCACCCCATTTGTAACCTATTCTTCCACCGTTAGCAGCCATAGCTACTTCTTGTGGTTGCTCCATGCCCCCGCCTTGTTGTTCTTGTTGCTGTTGCATGATTGCTTGTACGAATTGTTCGAAAGTTAATGTGCCGCCTTTGTTTTTATATTTGGCATATTCTGCCATGAGCATTTGTTCCATTTGTTGTTGACCCGGTTCTCCGCCCTCTAATAATCCAACCCTTCCACCATCAGCTGCATAATAATTAGGTTGTACAAATTGTTTACCAGGCATGAAAGATAATGTGCTTGCGCTTGGATTTCTATAATGATCAACTGCTTGATTTCTTATGTCGGCAATACTTGAAGGAAGTGAAGTCCATGATTCTTCTATTTCTTCTTCTGGTTCCTCTTTACCCATTAGGAAAGGCATCGCTGATAAAGCTGCTGCTCCTAATCCGAATGCATGCTTGCCGCTGAACTCTCCACTTTGCCATGGGTTTAAAAGTTTGTTAGCTCCACCTAATACTTTTGACCATAAGCCACCACTGGCAGGGGTTCCACCCATACCTCGAGTTAAAAATGAGGGCATCGATGCCACATTTCTAGCTCCCATCATACCTTTAAGAAAGCCCGCACCTTTTGCACCAGAAAACATTCCGCTACCTCCAAAAAGACCGGTTCCAGTACCATACATACCTAAGCCACCAAGGATGGCAGCCTTACCTATAGGACTTTTAACAATCTTCTTAACTCCTCGTACCGCTTTCTTAACGATACTTCCTAATCCGTACTGTTGTCTGGGTTGTTGCATTCTTGAAATGGCCATATTTTTACCTTAATCTCCTAGTTTATTACGTTTTGCTCATTAAATCAAGAGGTGGCATTATGACTTTTACATCTTGTGCCATGTCCTCATTCTTATAACCTTTAGATTCCCAGTCTTTTCTGTCTTTAAAAAGCTCGCCAGTTTCCTTATGTCTATAGGTTAATTGTACTTCTGCGTTTTTAATATTTATATTAGCATCCATTAGTCGGTTTTCTCCTTCTTAATGTTTAGATAACTGATGGTAATAACCACCCCATCACTTACTGTTCCTGCTGTAGTGGCAGCTAATACCTTACCCCCTTCTACTACCATTGGATTAGTTAGTATTTCTACACTAGCAGACGTGGATAATGTTTGAGTATGTATTACTTCAAAGGCATTATTTTTAATAGTTATTGTAGGGGTATTAGACCCTGATTTATTAGTAACATGTAAAGACTTAACAATGATAGTTTCATTCTCTCCTGGCTCTAAAAGATTATTGCTTTCAGCTGCCGTTACTGTTTTTCCGTAAAATTTATATTCGTTTACTACTGCCATTATGAATCCATAAAGAAACTTTTAGCTTCTATCTCTTGTTTAACTTCATCTTGAAACGAAGAGTTTAATTTTGTTATCACACCATCAAGGTCCCTGACCAATGATTGTAGATTAGATCTGCTATATTCTTCTTCAGCTCTTGTTAATGATTGTACAATTTTAGCCATTATGATCCGCCAACCCATTCATTTAGTTCTTCACTCGGCATGTCTTCCATCTCCTCGATACTGCCTTTTTGATTATTAACATTATAAGGATCAAATTCTGTAAAACTTGTCTCTGAAATTTTTTCATCATCACCTTCATCTAAGGTTCCTTTAGGAATTCCTCCTAATCCATAACTACTAAACTGAGACATATCATAAGTTGGTTGATTGTATGTTTTACCCCAACCAAATTTTTGTCCAACACCTCTTATTAAATTTCCTAAAATTCCACCTCCTGAAATAAAACCTCTAAGACCACCTCTGTGTCTACCATAAGCCTTTGGCGCAAATGCTTTTGCTCTTGCTAATACTTCAGGACTTACAGTGTTTCTACTATCAAAAAAACCTGGGTTAACTCTTTGACCTGCTCCAGCCGCAACTGATGCAGCCTGAAAATCTTTTACATCTTGATGGGACATTCCCGCTGCTAGTGTATCAGCTGTGTTTTTTCCACTTTCAGCTGCACTTGCTGCAGCACCAGAAACGTTTTGACTAGAATCTTTTGATCCCCAACCATTTAAACTCATAATACCTGATGGTCCCCTGTTCACTCCACCTTTTAAGGATTTGTGTAAATCTTTTTTAATAAGTAAATCTTTTTCTTTTTTTGTAATGTAAGCTAATTCTGTTGTTGGATGATCTGGACCTGACTGCCAATGTAAAGGCGCCTTAACCATTTTCTGTTTGCCAAGATAGTTTTTAACTCCACCCTGCATGTCATATTTTATTTTTTTATCTATAGCCATTACCTTCTTCCTCCTGGATGTATGTCTAATCTAAAAGTACCTAACTTCCAGTCTTCAGACGTTGCTGTATTTGCTACAGTCATAGCAATTGATCTTGCTCTTAATCTTGTATCTTTTTTAGTTGTAGTTTTACTCACACTGTAGTCGGTAGTAGTTCCACTACTATGTGGATAATCTCTAGTTGTAAAACTAATTTGTGTGTTACCTGTTTGTGAAATAAAATCTGGTATAAACCTGCTTATTCTCATAATAAATTCTCCGTCTCCTCTAAGATCAGGCATACCTACAATCTGTCCACCACCTCGTGCTGCCTTTTGAGTAATATCAAAATCACCAGAAGTAATGGTTCCAATTACTGCTGTGGTAACACCACCTGCTAGTACTTGATCGGTCCCTGTATCGTGTTTATAATATACCGTACTTCCATCCGTATTGCCAGTAACATCATAGGATGCATTATCGCTTGGATTATAGTATGTGGCATGCGGTTTATTAAAAACAGAAGAATCAGCCCATGCTGTTCTAGGTAAAGTACCTGTTGTCCATATAGGTCTTTTAAGTGTTGAATCTAAATAGTTATAAGTAACTACCCTATCGACTGCATCCGAAGATGAAGTACAATAAAACCATTGGATTTCTCCATACAAGTTGTTTAATCCTGCATTAACTAAGTCTCGAGAAGTCGAGTTTAAATCATTATAAACATGGTCTTCTACTAAACAAGGTAATGATTTTAACTGACCATCGTATGCAAAGAATCCATTTTCAGACATCCAGTAAGCTGTACCATCAACCTCCATACAAGCATTTTTACCAAACAATCCACAGTTAGTTCCCACCTGTTCAAAGGAGAAGGTAAAGGGCTGACCAACGAATTTCATCAGGAACAATGCAGTATCTGTCCATACATAGATTGCATCCCTACCTTTGATAGCCCCCATAATTTTAGAACCATCTGCAAGTCTTTGTGTACCTGCGGTGTTGTTTGCTTTAACTGTATATGAATCTGTTGCATCAATACTCTCTTGAGAAGAGAATCTAATATACATATCATCTTGAGATGATGTTGTACCAATAGTTGTTTCTGTTCCAAAGAACACTAAGTGTCTATCTGGAGTAGATACTAATACATGACGTGATGCAGTTGGTGCATTTGCTAATAGTGTAGCTCGATTGTTGACCGCAGCAGCAGCTGCCGCATCCCATTCAAAACATGCACCATTATATATTAGTGCAATTAATTTTGTTCCGTAGTTATCTAATACCCATAAACCAGGATCAAGTGTAAAGTCAGCGGAAGATGCTTCACCCCACGCAACATATTCAGATATATTGGTTACAGTATCTCCTGAACTGTGGCCGGCTTTAGTTGTGCCATTAACTTCTCTAGCTCCCCCACTTAAAATATTAGTTGTTGTATTATTGGCTGTAAAACTTATGTCCTCTGACCCAATTCTAATCTCACCTGTAGATGGAAACGCTGCAGAGTTAGTTAAAGGAATATCAGTTACAGTATCATTAATAGTAGAAGCTAGTGTTGTAGTTGCTGGCCCTAAAGCTGTACCACCCCACAATGCTGTACCCCAACCATAACCACCTAGCTGTTGTGCCGGTCCTACGGTATAATAACATAGTACAGAAGCAGTTCCACTTAACGATAAAGGTGTACCTGATTCCGTAGCATCCATTGTAATTGTAAAAGTATCTGTTGTAGGAACAGATGTTACCATAAATTTTATGTCTTCAAAACTAGCGTCGGTATAAGTAGACCCTACAGCAGTGACTCCACTTACATTGTCAAACTTAACAATATCATTTTCACCTAGACCATGAGATCCAGTACACGTTACCGTGACTGATTTCTGTGAAGAAGTACTTGTAAATTTTGCACCTGTTAAAGTAGTTCTAAGAGGATGGATGTCATAAAAAACTCCACCTGAATAAACATATAAAATTCTATTAGTTCCTATAGCTGCGTATTTAATACCAGCGTTATCGTCCCAATGATGAAGAGCTCTGGCTGCACCAGTTAATTTATCATCACCTAGTTGAATCCAACCACCTATTTTTTCTGGAGTACCGTATCTAAAACGGACATTATCGCCGTCGTACCATTGTCCTTCGGCACCTGTCTCTGTGACTTGTTTATTGAACCCAGGTAAAAACCCTAATTTTTGTAGCATATAACCTCATAATATTAAAAGGCCCAGCTTACAAATGAGTAACGTGTGCCTTTAGTTGTCTCCCTTACCTCATGTGGGTACATGAAATTAGACGGAAACAATAGTATATCACCCGTTTTTAACTCAATTTTCTCTCCTCTGCAATAGAATTCAGAGCCCTCATAGTCTTCATTTAGATTAGCTACTATTGATACTATAGGAACCCCCTTCATCTGACCATCAAATATACTGTGAATATGATCGTAGTGTTCTCTCATCATAGTTCCAACTGGATATTTATTAAATCTAACAGGA